CACAACAACAGACCCTTGATGCCCTGCATGCAGGCGCTGACGACTTCGATTCGTTGATGGCGATAACAGGATTAGCCCACGCCACGACGGATCGGCATCTGCGTGATTTCCATAACCATAAGCTGACCCACATCGTGGATTGGCGAGAAGGGGAGAGCGGCCGTCTGCATGCGGTATGGGCTCTAGGGGAGGGGGAGGATGTCCCCAAGCCGAAGACGGGCTATTCCCGGAGAGCGGCGCGCTTGCTCAGTGCGTTGCACCGCTGGCACGTGGCTGATCAAGGAAATCCATTTCGCGTGCTGATAGCGCAATTGGAGACGCGATGAACTGCAAGCGTGGGGATCTGGCCGTAATAGTAGGCGCTGACTATAGCGTTGAAAATATAGGTTTTCTTGTGGAAGTAGTTCGTCCATACGTCAGTTTTGAAATACTGAATCACGGCCACAGTTCTTATGGCTATGCTGAACCGGGTGATTGGGTAGTAAGGGCGCTCGGGTCGCCTTTCTTCATCCTTAGGAGTGATGGATCGCATAACGCCGGGGTTTTTCATGTGGTACGCGACAGGTATCTGCTCCCTATTCGCCCTGGCGACATTTCCGACTCTACCGAAACCATGAAAGAAAAGGAGGCGGCATGAAGCAAATGGACGTAGCGCTCGATCCGATGGCGGGGTGTGCGAATGTCGAGTCATATCAAGTTAGCCACATTTGGCCGCTTATCCCTTTAAACGGTATTTTTGCCATCGATCCCGGGCCCGAGGTATCGGGCTGGTGTTTCTTTGTGGACGGCCGTGTAGAGAGATTCGGGGTTGTTCTCAACGGCAGCTTGTTGGCTTATCTGAAGCTCGGGATATTCCCGTATCGCACGCTGGCAATCGAGATGGTGGCTTCCTATGGAATGCCTGTCGGACGTGAAGTATTCGAAACCGTGCTTTGGGCTGGCCGCTTCATGCAGGCTTCTAGGACCCCCGATGCTGTGCAGCTTGTGTACCGCAAGGACGTAAAGATGCACCTATGCGGATCGATGAAGGCTAAGGACGCCAATATTCGTCAGGCGCTGATTGACCTATTCCCGGCTACTGGGGGAGGTAAGACGCCGCAGATCGGCACCAAGGCCAAGCCCGGTCCACTTCATGGGGTGACTTCGCATGTGTGGCCAGCCCTGGCGGTTGCGGTTACGGTCGCAGCTAAGGATCAGGCATGAGCATCCTTCACGCCATCGGGTACTGGCCAACCCTCTTCATCGCTTTGGTGCTTGTGGCGCTCTTGGCTATTCCCGTGGGTATATGGGGAGCCAAGGGGATTGAAATGGAAAACGAAAGGGACCGCGAGCGATGACGCGCATGGACTTCCAGAACCAGCGGGATGTTAAGCACGCAGCCGCCACAAAGTTGCGCAGCTTGGGGCATAAGATTCCCTCCCGCTGTAAGTTTGACTACGTAGTGGCGCTTGTGGAGCGAGAAATGGGACGCTCCGCAGGTGGAAGGGAATTGCGACTACTTCTGGATTTTCTGCGAGATGCTCGACCAGGCCCTTTGGAGTCGGCGCATTTCAATGCATTGGAGCGCCCTCTTCTGAAGTTCGACCGGCATATGCAACTCGCTGCGGAGCGCGCCAAATGCCAGCCAGTTCTCAAGTCGATGGGAAGTGACGTTCAAGAATACCGTTTCATCCGCGCAGAATAAAAAACGCTATTGCCAGATATTTAAACGGTACACAGCATAGGGGTGGGGCTGACTGCTCCGGCATTGCAGGGGTCAGCCGTCGAGTCGTCGGTCCTCTTTTTTTGGAGCCATCCCATGTCTGGTCTGAAGCAATCCGCCAATTTCGCAGGCGCTGCGAGTTACGCCGGCAAATGCCGCACTTCTCCGCCTCCCAAGGGTGCGACTCCCGCTCCCGGTCCCAAAGCTGAACCCGTGAAAGTGAACGGCGTTCCTCTTCTGCCCGAAAAGGGCGTGAGCAAATAAGGGGAAGACATGACCGATGCCGTTGTTGACCCCAGCACGCCTGCCGTAACTCCGGCGCCCACGGATACTGCGCCGCCGGTTGTGGTTGAGACGGAGCCCACCGCGGTTCCTGTCGAAGCGCCTGCTCCCGTTGCTTCCACGGACGAGCCTGCCCCCAGCGCGCCTACCCATGAATCGCTGCTTCGGCGCCTTGTCGAAACGCTAGACCGTGACTTCAACATGTTCACGGGCGAGTTGAAGGCGATGGTGGACGCGGCGAAGTCTCATCTGGGGATGTGAGTTGGCTACCCTGACCGCCAAGCAACGCAAGGCCTTACCGAAGAAAGACTTCGCAGGGCCTGACCGTTCCTATCCGGTGAATGACCGTAGCCACGCATCGAACGCGAAGGCGCGCGCATCGCAGGCGGTGAAAGCGGGGCGCATGTCCAAGAGTCAGGAAGCCAAGATCGACGCGAAGGCCAACAAGGTGCTGGGGAAGAAATGACCTACGCCGACACCTACAAGCGCCGTAGCGAGCTTCGCTCAAAGCTGGGCGAGCAACGTATTGAAGACATCATGGCCGAAGCCATCCGTACTCGTCGCATCTGGGCGAGCGTTCGCCACATGGCGCACCGGGTCAACCTGGCGCGGATGACGGCTTACGGCAGTCTGAAATAGATTGCAATAGAGCCATGGCACAGGGACGCAAGACCGGCGGACGACAGAAGGGAACCCCGAACAAGGTTACCCAGGAGTTCCGCGAAACCGTAAAGCAACTGTTGGACGAGAACCGAGACAACGTTGCGGCATGGCTCGCCAAGGTAGCAGATGAAGACCCCGGCAAGGCGCTGGATCTTTTAGCCAAGCTGGCAGAGTTCGCCGCCCCCAAGTTGGCGCGCACTGAGGTAACGGGTGAGGGTGGTGGCGCGCTCAACGTGAACATTGTGCGATTCACAGATGCCGGCAATCACTCTCCCAAATAACTGGCGCCCGCGCGCGTACCAGATGCCAGCATGGCGCTACCTGGAGAACGGTGGCCGTCATGCCGAGCTTGTATGGCATCGTCGCTCAGGAAAGGACGACTTGGGGTTGCACTGGACAGCGGTAGCGTCATTTGAGCGCGTAGGAACGTACTGGTACATGCTCCCCCTGGCGGCCCAGGCCAAGAAGGCTATTTGGAACGCCATCAACCCACGTACGGGGATGAAGCGCATAGACGAGGCATTCCCGCCTGAGATTCGCAAGCGCGAGAACCACCAGGAAATGTACATAGAGCTCGTGAGCGGCTCGACATTCCAGGTTGTGGGCTCAGACAACTACAACTCGCTGGTGGGGTCGCCTCCTATCGGGCTGGTGTACTCGGAATGGGCGCTGTCCAATCCTGCGGCCAAGGCGTACCTCCGTCCGATCCTGGCTGAGAACAACGGCTGGCAGATATTCAACACGACGCCACGAGGCAAGAACCATGCCTACCGGACGCTACAGGGGGCGAAGGAAGACCCAGAGGCGTTCGCTCAGGTGCTGACTGCGAAGGATACGGGCGTACTGAGTCAGGAGCAGCTGGACAAGCTCCTGGCTGATTACATCAAGGATTACGGGGAAGCGCTAGGTACGGCGTACTTCGAGCAAGAGTTCCTATGTTCCTTTGAGACGCCGGTCATGGGGGCCGTGTATGCGAAAGAGCTACGAGACGCGGCGGAGCGCATTCGGGCCGTTCCCTACGACCCATCCAAGCCTGTCCATATCTTCTGGGACTTGGGGCGTGCCGACAAGACTGCGATCTGGTTCGCTCAGCTTGCCCCCTTCGAGTTCCGAGTTATCGATTACCTCGAAGGCGTGGGCAAGCATATCGGCGAGTACATCGTGCAGTTGCAGGCCAAGCGTTACGTCTACGGAGATTGTTGGCTGCCCCACGACGCCAACAACGAGCTACTAGCTGCCGAGCGCACGGTTGCCCAGCAACTGCGTGCTGCGGGCTTCCATACGCGGACGGTCACCAAGACTTCGGTAGATACCCGTATCGAGGCCGCGCGCCTGATGCTGCCCATGACCTGGTTTGACGAGACGCGCTGCGAATTGGGCCTGGATGCCCTGCGCAACTATCGCTACCAGGTCGATGAGGACACCAAGCAGTTCAGCAAGGAGCCGCTACACGATTGGGCCTCTCACGCTGCGGATGCCTTCGGGTACATGGCAATCGCCCTGAAGGAACCCAAGAAGAAGGCTATCGAGGTTCCCAAGCGGCGCCCGATGCTTACCGGCCGTCCAACCCCTGGATTCTGGATGTAGACCATGACCGACGAACTTATCGCTCGCGCAAAAAAGCGCTTCAAATCTTGTGTAGATTGGGAATCGGATGCTCGGGCTCGGTTCAAGGACGACATGCTGTTCCTGTTCGCTGACTCGGACAATCACGACCAGTGGAATGCCGCTGTCCGAGCACAACGACAGGTGGACAACCGTCCGATGCTGACTATCAACAAGACGCACACGCACTGGTTGCATGTGGTCAACGATGGGAAGGAGAACAAGCCGAGCGTAAAGGTCCATCCGGTGGGCTCGGAAGCTACCTACCAGTCGTCGCAGGTGTTTGAGGGGATCATCCGGCATATCGAGTACATATCGAATGCCCAGACTGCATATGACATGGCGAGCGAGCCTCAGGTTGGAGGGGGGATTGGGTACGTCCGCGTGATTACCGACTACACCGACGACAACGGGTTTGATCAAGAGATATTCATTCGGCCGGTTCCTGACCCTCTGGCGGTCTACCTGGATCCGAACATCAAAGAGCGGGACGGGTCCGACGCCAAATTTGGATTTGTTTACGACGAGTGGCCGCGCGAGAAGTTCGAGGAGAGGTATCCGGATGCGCGGCCAGCAACGACTGGCTTTGATCTGGATATCTCGGGGTGGAACCAGAAGGACAAAGTACGTGTAGCGGAATACTACGAAATCGAGGAATCGAAGGAATGGATGTACGCGCTACCCACGGAGGATGGGCTGTACGAATTCCTCCGCGAATCCCAGATGTCGGCGGAGCAGCGCAAGCTGGTGAAGAAGACCAAAGGCGGCGACTTGCAACGGCGCCGCGTGGTCAAGCGCGAGACGAAATGGTACTTGATCGCCGGCAATACCGTGGTGGATCAATCTCGCTGGGCAGGAAAGTACGTCCCCATCGTCCGATTCGTGGGCGAAGAGGTGGTGATTGACGGGAAGTTGGACCGCAAGGGCCTTGTCCGGTACATGAAGGATGCCCAGCGCATGTACAACTACAACTCGTCGGCGGCGATTGAGTTTGGAGCGCTCCAGAGCAAATCGCCATGGATAGCGCCTGTCGAAGCGGTAGAGGGGCTGGAAAACTACTGGTCCACGGCGAACACGCAGAACCATGCGTATCTGCCCTACAACAACGCTGATGAGAACGGCACTCAGATCCAGCCGCCCCAGCGCATGGACCCTCCGAACGCGTCCCCCGCCTACATCCAGGGCATGGCCACCGCTGCCCAGGAAATGATGATGTCCTCGGGGCAGTACGAGGCCACGTTCAGCGAGCAGGGTAACGAGATATCCGGGGTGGCCATTGATGGGCGCAAGAAGCAGGGCGAGCGCGCTACCTTCCACTTCACGGATAACCGAGCCGTTGCTATTCGGTTCCT